TATAATATCTTTTGTTGAATCACCAGCAATAGCACTTGCACCACCACTAAGAGCCGCCGCACCAACAATAGCCGCAGATGCCGCACTAGTAGCACCTAAAGTAGTCCCAATCAAAGGAATCAGCGGAGGGTAAACAATAGATGCAACTACTGCAACAGGCTTTATGACCTTCTTAATAAACTTACCTAGTTTCTTTAATCCCATGTCAAACTCCTAATTCGCCAGATGCAATCATTTCTCTAGCCATCTCGCCAAGAGCAACAAAGACACCAACAAGTTGATAATCAATCTGTCCCGACAAATCTTCTTCTTCAGCTAAATCACTAGCAATAATTTCTTGCAAGAACTGAGGGTACAAAGACTTGTCTTCCAAAACCTTTTTAGCCAAACTGCCAAGACTAATCAGTGTTTCAGGAGTAACGCCATCCTCTTGCATGGCTTGTCGAACCATTTGTTTTGTTTCTGCGACTTGTTGTGCTGTTGCCATTGTTCTTCTCCTTAAATAGTGCCGTTGGCAATCACGTTGCCCAACACAGTCAAATTACCACTAGCATCAATCTTTGCAACAGCAGTAGATGAGTTGTAGATGTACAAGACGTTAGATGTCTCTACAAACGAGAAGTTCGTAAAAGTACCATCAGCCTTGGTTGCAATGGCAGTCTGAATGTTTGTAAATTCAGTGTCAATCTCAGAACCCTTGACAACCTTACCCGCATTGCCAGAAGCCAAAGCATCTTTAGCGGCGAAATTCGTGGTTTTTGTGTAATTACTCACTGTATCTCCTTAAACCGTTTTGCCATCTTTGGCTTGAATCTCAATCTTTTGAATGCTGATTGGCGAACCATTGATCTGCACTTCATATCCAGTCTGCACAACATTACCAAACCCTGATGCTGGTGCAGTCAATGTACTCAACTGAATGCCAGCAGAATAGTAAGCAACAGGAACACCATTAGCACCATACTCTGCCGTTCCATACTCAGCAACAGTAGTAACAGGAATGTCCAATGTTGCCGAATAGTACTGACCAGAGAAGTCGTAGCCCCACTTGATAATGAAGCCTTGATTAGAGCCACCAATGACAACTACTGAAATGCGTTTGACAACAGATGTAACCTCTGTCTCATTAAGGTTTGCGTAGTTAGTGAAGTACTGCATACGGTATGTCGTAGCATGGTCTAGATAAGTACCATACTTACCAACATAACCATTCTTACCAATCAGCAAGTCACCATTACGGCGTGAGTACAGAGAAGTAGGCTCAATCGAGTCCCAAGTCGTTACTCTTGCAGAACCATCTTGTAACTGTGCCTTTGTATCAAATACATACGTTACCTTGGTAACAGGCAAGTTCAACAAGTAGAAACCGTTAGATTCTGAGTAAACAGCCTTGATGTTTGCCAAGACTTCAGAACTCACATTGGTCATCAAGTCATTACGCACATTCTTAGACAAGTCTCGCAAAGGTGCAGACTTCTCTTGAATAGTACGCAACAGACTACGCACACCACTGTTTGACAAGAAGATGATGTCAGTGCCAGTCGTAGCAATAGAGTCTCTAGACAAGCAACCAATCTCTGCGATGGTGTCAGCCAAAGCCATAGTCGAAGGCGTTGTAGCACCTTCATAAACCAAGATTTGACGCTTGCCAAACACAAAGAAGTAATTGTTGTGAGCAGCCAAACCCATAATCTGATCTGCACCGTTAGGCCAAACCCTAGATACATCTAACGTGCCTGAAGTGCCACCAGTCCAAACATGACCAGCCAACAAGTCAGAAAAGGTGATAGTCACGTTGTCAGTAGATGTCTCAGCAACCCACAAGCGACCAAAGGCAGAAACAACAATGTTGCCAAGTGGAACAGTACCAGCATATCCAGACTTCTCTGACACTCTACGGTATGTAGATGTACTTACAGCGGGGTCATAAATCAGTGGAGTATGACCAAGCTGGAAGAAGTAAGTGATGCCATTCAAGGATGCACACTGCCAGTTACTAGCTGTAATGGTAGGAGCAGTACCCCCTCCCCCATAGGTCAACTCAACAACAGCATTGGAACTATCCAACTTGAACAGTTTGTTGTTGCCAGCAAAGAGGGTGGTCAAAGTTCCATCAACTTGGACTAATTCATGGATAACACCAATGTTGTTTGCGCCAAGATTGCCTGAAGACGAGTTAACCCTTGACCAACCCTTGCGTGAGCCAACACGACCATACTGGTCAATAACGCAATTAGTGGCAATAGACGCAAACCCAGACACCAAATCTAAAGGCGAGTCTTGGGTATTCAGCCCGAAAAAGCCGGGGGCTGAGATGCCATAGATCATCAATGGCTTGCTCATATAGCCACAAACTCCTGATTTTCAGGGTAACGAGTGCCTTCCAAAGCAATGTAATCAGACAACATAGACTTGTACAACAAGAATGCTTCAGAGGAAGTCAAACCACCGTCTTCGCCACGTTCAACCAAAGCACGAGAATAAGCATTCTGGACAACCAAAACATCAGGAACAAGCACTACAGTCTGGTCTAACGTCAATGTGGCCTGTGGCACTGACAAGCTAAATGGGATGGTATACACGCCATCAGGACGAGGGTAAATATTTACCTTGGTGTCGTAGCTTCCATTAACGCCATCAAAGGCATATTCTGAAGGAATGCCACTGACAGGCGTAGAAAAATTCTGTTTGCGGTTCATTGACGCAAAGTCAATGTTTTTCATGCCGATATTGCTAGTTGTGTTCAGAACGTCAATAACTTGAAACTTCTGACCAGAACCAGTCAAGGCATAGGAGTAAGTACCAGCCGATGTGGTGATGGTAATTGTTGTACCCAAGATATTCCACGAAAAAGCATCTTCAATCTGACGCTTTGCATCATTGACAAACTTGCCAATCAAAGTGGAATAGCTTGTTGCAGTAACGGTTGCTACAGTTGGTTCACGCAACCGAATTAAGACATCGTTTACAAGTTCTAGGTATGTCATCTGCTTTTAGCCTTTGCTTTGTTCCTTGCGGATATAGCTTGAGCTTTTGCCTTTGCGTCAGCTTTGGAGTTAGCACCCCAAGCCTTTAGCGAAAGAAGCAGTCTTGTTGGTTCACCTTTCTTGTCGTATTCAGGGCCATCATTGCCACTCATACGAGCCAAGAAACTTGCTCTGCGGGGGTTATCCCCCGACTTTACTGGTGCTTTGAGATTTCCACCAGTTTCTGCATTATAAGATGCTCTCCCCTTGGCATTCAAGCCGCCACGAGGATTTTGACCAGCTTTTGTTTGCCAAGTGGGAGATTTCATTTTTAACGCCGTTTTAGGAATTTACTTGCCAATCCACCAACCAATCTGCCGACAGGTTTATTGGCTTGTGATGCGACCGCTTTTTGCAATGCTGGTTTTTTTGCAACAGCAGTTTTAACATTAGCAGCCATTGACTTTACTGAAGACCGAAGGTTGCTCAGAGGTGCTTTACTAGGAGATTGTGCAACAGCACCGCCTAAAGCTGGTTGAATTTGCTTAGAAGCAGCAACAGCACCACCAAGCGCAGGAGCCATCTTTTTTGGAGCAGCAGCCACAGCACCCCCCATAGCAGGAGCCATTTTCTTACTTGAGGCAATTGCGCCACCACGAACCAATTTTTTCAACATTTTCATATCTATCTCCAGTTAAACTTACACAAACTTACACAGCCTTTTTAGGCTTCTTTGCAGTCTTAGCCGCCTGTTTGAAGTCAGCGGCTGTAGGTGCGGCTTTAGAACCTACCTTGTTCATCTTTTCGCCAGAACCAGCTTTGATTCGGGCTTGTTTAGCGTTAATGTTGGCGTAGAGTCCTTGTTTCATTTCTTTTTAGCCTTTCCTGCTTCTGACAACGCAATCGCAACAGCCTGTTTAGGGTTTTTTACGACTTTGCCACCCTTACCAGAGTGCAACTCACCAGCTTTAAATTCACGCATTACCTTGCTGATTTTGGCTTGTGCTTTGGTCTTTTTCATAGGGTTATCCCTTAATACATGATTTTGGCGGTAATCGTGCCAGTTACATAAACTGTGCAGTTTGCTCTCAAATACTTGGGGGCATTGGCAACTGTAACGAGTCCATCGGCAGTTAAAGCAGTGCCGATAGTTGACCAATTTGTACCGTCAAGGCTACCTTGCAAAGCAACAGTGGCAGAAGTAATGCCACTAACTTGCAAGAATGCTGGTTGACCAGAATCAACTTGAACTGCTTTAGAAGCACCTGTTGCGACAACAGCACTCAACAAGGTGACAGGAGTGGTTAAAGATGACATTATTTACCTCTTGAAGATTTCTTCATCATGTTGGTAGCTGTACGACCACCACGCATGGGCATACCCATTTTTGGCTTGCCAACAGCAATCATGACAGTCACAGGGACACCCTTTTTCTTGCCATACTCTTTGGCTTCTTTCTCGCCTTTTTCAGAGTAGGGAAACTTCTTTTTTCCGACCATAGGCATAGCGTTCTCCTTATTTCCAGATACGATCAACAATAAAGGTAACGATACCGCCCATGAATGAAGCGATAGTCATACCCATCCAAAAACCACCTTTACCCTTGTTGGCAAGTTCCAACAGGGATTTGACATCAGCACTCAATAAGTGCATCTCCTTCTGGAGAGCCTCGACTTGAGCTTCTAGTTTGCCAAAATCTCTGGCATCAATATCAGACATTTGCTACCTTTCGGGGTCTACCCATACGTTTAATTGTGGGAATGACAGGCGCACGAAAGGCGGTATCTGTACGCACAGAATCATGAGACTCTATGGTTACTTCTGGCTCATCTACCCTTACATAACCTTGATGACCCTTCATGGAGTCAATGTCATGTTGCAAGGTGAAAGTCACGGTATTACCCGACTGGAGACAACGAAAAGTAGCCATAAAACCCCTCAAATGAGAAAGGGGGGACTAGCCCCCCTATCATTAAACTACAGCACGACCGATGATGAGTTGCAATGTAGTTGAAGCCAAATTAACGTCACCTGCTGTTGGGTTGTAGCTAACGATAGTCACAGTGTTAGCGGCTGAAACATAGGCTCTACGAACCAAGCCAGCTTCACTGACACCAACTGACATACCAAGAACCATGTCACCCAAAACCACGCCCGGAACAGTTACTGTGTCTGTAGTTGTAGCAGTGGTGGCAATTAATGCCGTATCCAAAGTACAAACTACATCCCAAGTGTCTGTAAACAGGCCACGAAATTGATCGTTTCCACGGCGGGAAACTACTGCTGTTGCTGCTGCCATTTTGATTTCTCCTAATTAAGTTAAAAAAGTCCCCCCACCACTAGGGCAGGGGGCGCAACTGCAATTAGCTAGGAACAACCAAAGCGAACATGGAAGAAGACTTAGCTGCTCCCACGGTAGCGGCATCACGCAAAGCGGCAACACCGTACAAAGTGTCAGAAGTG